GGCCAAACTCGCGGAAAAACCAAGCTACTTGGGAAATATCGGTGAATACTGGTTCACCTGCGGCAGCACCTACAACTACCTCACCGTGAACCGCATCGAGGCCCTGGCTGCGCAGGCCGGCGCCGCCTGGAGCACCGGCGGCCGCGTGGCCTGGACCCCGCGCGACACCGGCAGCCTGACGCGGCAGGGCTTTGCGGGCAACCCGGTGGGCTTCCGCTCGGTCAAGCTGATCGCCGAGGCCGCCGCCGCCTTGCCGCTGGTGCTGCAGGACGCCGAGCGCCGCTACGAGACGCACCCGATCCTGTCGCTGATCGCGCGCCCCAACAGCGCGCAGGGCCGGGCCGAGCTGTTCGAGGCGCTTTATGGGCAGCTGCTGCTGAGCGGGAACGGCTATGTCGAGGCGGTGGTGGGCGAGTTGGGCGCGCCGCTTGAGCTGCATGTGTTGCGCTCGGACCGGATGTCGGTGGTGCCGGGCGAAGACGGCTGGCCCGCGGGTTTTGAATACGCGGTGGGCGGCAAGAAGCACCGCTGGGCGGTGGGCGAGGCGGGCTCGCCCATCTGCCACATCAAGAGCTTCCACCCGCAGGACGACCATTACGGCTTCTCGCCGATGCAGGCGGCCGCGGCGGCGCTGGACGTGCATAACAGCGCGTCGCGCTGGTCGAAGGCCTTGCTGGACAACGCCGCGCGGCCCTCGGGGGCGATCGTCTATAAGGGCTCGGACGGGCAGGGCACGCTGGCCACGGACCAATATGACCGGCTGCTGATGGAGATGGAGAGCCACCACCAGGGCGCCGCGAATGCAGGGCGGCCGATGCTGCTGGAAGGTGGGCTCGACTGGAAGCCGATGGGCTTCAGCCCGACGGACATGGAGTTCCAGAAGACCAAGGAAAGCGCCGCGCGCGAGATCGCGCTGGCCTTCGGGGTGCCGCCGATGCTGCTGGGGATCCCGGGGGACGCGACCTATTCGAACTACGCCGAGGCGAACCGGGCCTTCTATCGGCTGACGGTGCTGCCGCTGGCCACGCGGGTCACGGCGGCGGTCAGCCATTGGCTGGCGGGCTACACCGGCGAGGCGGTCGAGCTGCGCCCCGACCTCGATCAAGTGCCCGCGCTGGCAGCCGAGCGCGACCAGCAATGGAGCCGCATCGCGGGGGCGGATTTCCTCAGCGATGCCGAGAAGCGGCTGCTGCTGGGACTGCCGCGGCTCAGTGAGGATGACTGATACGAGAAGGGACGTCAGGACCGACGAGTGGCGCAAAAAAGGACAAGTTTATGAATGAATTAGAGCACAAGTTCCTCAAGCTCGGCGATGAGATCCGCGTCACGGATGGCGCGCAGGTCGAGGGCTATGCCAGCTATTTCGGCAAGGTCGATCAGGGCAATGACGTGGTGGCGCCGGGGGCCTATGGCAAATCGCTCACGGCGCTGCAGGCGGCGAAGCGCTCGGTCAAGATGCTCTGGCAGCACGACCCGGCCCAGCCCATCGGCGTTTGGGACGAGGTCCGCGAGGATGACAGGGGCCTCTACGTCAAAGGCCGCATCCTGGCGGATGTAGAAAAGGGCCGCGAGGCCATGGCTCTTATCGAGGCCGGCGCCATCGACGGGTTGTCGATCGGCTATCGCACGGTGCGGGCCACAAAGAATGACAAGGGCCAGCGGCTTTTGTCAGAGCTGGAGCTTTGGGAGGTCAGCCTCGTGACTTTCCCGATGCTTCCGGATGCGCGGGTGGGCGCCAAAGGGGACGCGGCAAGCGCCCCTGAGGACGCCCTGCTGCGCGAGGTGGCCGCCGCCATTCAGGCGGCCCGCCAAACGCTGGCCCGCACACCACGCGCCTAAGCCAGCTTCGTTCACTCTTAATCAAGGACCGTTTCATGAGTGAGACCGAGAAGACCCTGGTGACGGGGGCTCGGGGCGCTGCCCCCGTGCATGCGGGGCACAGCCCCGCGGAAGAGGTGAAGACGGCGCTGGCCGGCTTCGTGGCGGACCTGGGCGCGTTCCAGGCCGAGATCCAGACGAAATTTCAACAACAGGAAGAGCGACTGATGATGCTTGATCGGAAATCCCTGACCCGGGCGCGCCCGGCCCTGGCGACCTCGGCAGAGGTGGAAGCGCCGCACCAGAAGGCCTTTGAGGCCTATATTCGCCACGGCGATGACAGCGCGCTGCGCGGCCTTGAGCTGGAGGGCAAAGCGCTGAGCACGGCGGTGAACGCCGATGGCGGGTACCTGGTGTCGCCCAAGACCTCGGACTCGATCCAGGCTGTGCTGCGCACGACCGCCTCGTGCCGCGCCGTGGCCAATGTCGTCAATGTTGAGGCCGCCGCCTATGACGTGCTGATCGACATCACCGAGACCGGCGCGGGCTGGGCCACCGAGACCGCCAACGCGGCCGAGACCTCCACCCCGGATCTGGCCCGCATCTCGATCCCGCTGCACGAGCTGAGCGCGCTGCCCAAGATCTCGCAGCGCCTGCTGGACGACAGCGCCTTTGACGTCGAGACCTGGCTGGCTGGCCGTGTGGCCGAGAAGTTCGCCTGCGCGGAATCTGACGCCTTCGTGAACGGCGACGGCATCGACAAGCCCAAGGGCTTCCTGACCTACCCGACCGAGAAGGCGGGCACCGAGACCTGGGGTCAGCTGGGCGAGGTCACGACCGGCGCTGACGGGGCCTTCGCGCCCAACGACGCCGCCAACGCGCTGATCGACCTGGTCTTCGCGCTGGGCAGCCAGTACCGCGCCAACGCGACGTTCATCATGAACTCGAAGACGGTGGGCGAGGTGCGCAAGCTGAAGGACGCCGACGGGCGCTTCTTGTGGACCGACAGCATTGTTGCGGGCGAGCCCTCGCGCCTTCTGGGCTATCCGGTCTTGGTCAGCGAAGAGATGCCGGACATCGCCTCGGGCAGCCTGGCGATCGCCTTTGGCGACTTCCACGCGGGCTATACCATCGCCGAGCGCCCGGACCTGCGCATCCTGCGTGACCCGTTCTCGGCCAAGCCGCATGTGATGTTCTACGCCTCCAAGCGCGTGGGCGGCGACGTCACGGACTTCAACGCCATCAAGGTGCTGAAGTTCTCGGTCCTCTAGGTCCGACCCAGACAGGCCAGGCCGCGTGCGGTCTGGTCTAGGTCGCCTCCGCCGGTTGCGGCGGGGCGGCCGAGATGGGCGCGCGCCTGGACTTTGGTTGCGTTGTCTAGCTGCTCCCCTCCGTCCGAGCAACGCGGGGGCGCGCGCCCATTCCAACAAGAGCCCAACGAGGGGCCCCGACTTTCGGAGACGTTCATCATGATGTTAGTCGAAGAGACCACAGTTCCCTCCGAGGCGCTGCCGGTCGCGGAATTCAAAGACCACCTGCGGCTTGGCACGGGGTTTGCCGATGACGGGCTGCAGGACGGCGTATTGGCGAGCTATTTGCGCGCCGCCATCGCCGCCATCGAGGCGCGCACCGGCAAGATCCTGGTCAGCCGCAGCTATGTCTGGACGCTGACCGCTTGGCGCGACCCGCACTGCCAGACCCTGCCCGTGGCCCCGCTCTCGGCGGTCACCGAGGTCAAGCTGGTCGACAGCACGGGCGGCGAGACCATCGCCGACAGCGCCGCCTATCGCCTGCAAAAGGACAGCCAGGCCCCCAGCCTGCGCGCCGTGGGCACAAGGCTGCCGGTGATCCCAACCCATGGTCAGGCCGAGGTCAGCTTTACCGCCGGATATGGCGCGGCCTGGGGCGATCTGCCGCCCGATCTGGGCCAGGCGGTCTTTTTGCTGGCCGCGCATTACTATGAGAACCGCGCGGTGCTGGCCGAGGGCGACAAGCCCATGCCCTTCGGCGTGAGCCTGCTGATCGACCGCTACCGCCGCGTGCGGCTTTTTGGTGAGGCCTTGCAATGACCCCGGCGCTGACCCGCATGCTGACGCTTGAGGCCCCGAGCCGCACGCCGGACGGCGCGGGCGGCTTCACCGAGACCTGGGCGGCCCTGGGCACGCTTTGGGCCGAGGTGACACCGGGCACCGGCCGAGAAGCCGAGCTGTCTGAGCTGCCCGTTGCGACGGTGCCGCTGAAGATCACGGTGCGCGCCGCCCCCCATGGCGCGCCCTCACGCCCCGCACCGGGCCAGCGCCTGCGCGACGGCGCCCGGATCTTCCGGATCCTGGCCGTCACCGAGGCCGAGCCGCGCGCCCGGTTTCTGACGTGCTTTGCCCGCCAAGAGGAGGTCCGCGCATGAGCTATGCTATGGCCGCCGCGCTGCAAACCGCGGTCTATCAGGCGCTTCAGGCCAGCGCCGAGCTGACCGCGCTGGTGGGCAGCGCCATCTTTGATGCCGCGCCCGCGGGCGCTGTGCCCGAAACCTATGTGGTGATCGGCCCGGAAGAGGTCCGCGACCGCTCGGACATCTGCCAGGCGGGTGCCGCCCATGACTTCACGATCAGCGTTGTGACCGAGACGGCGGGGTTCCACGCCGCCAAGGCCATCGCGGGCGCGGTCAATGACGCGCTGCTGGAGGCCCCGCTGACCCTCAGCCGGGGCAGCCTGATCGGCCTGAGCTTTGTGAGGGCCCGCGCCGAGCGCACCGCACGCGGCGGGCATCGCCGCGTTGACCTGCGCTTTCGGGCGCTGGTGGAAGACACAGAATGACGGCCCGCCCCCATCAGGAACAGGGGGCGCGGTTAAGACCATGAATTTCCTTTCAAATTGGAGTGACAGATATGGCTGCCCAGAACGGCAAGGACCTGCTGATCAAGCTGGATATGACCGGCGCCGGTCAGTTCGAAACCATGGCGGGGCTGCGCGCCACGCGGATCTCGTTCAACGCCGAGAGCGTGGATGTCACCAGCCTGGAGAGCGAGGGTGGCTGGCGCGAACTGCTCGCGGGTGCTGGTGTGAAATCGGCGGCGATCTCGGGCTCGGGCATTTTCCGCGACGCCACCACCGATGAGCGCGCGCGGCAGATCTTCTTTAACGCCGAGCTGCCGAACTTTCAGGTGATCATCCCCGATTTCGGCACCGTGGAAGGCGCGTTCCAGATCACCTCGATCGAGTATGCGGGCACGCATAACGGCGAGGCCACCTTCGAGCTGAGCATGGCCTCGGCGGGCGCCTTGACCTTCACGGCGCTGTAAGATGGCCAATCCTTGGGCGGGGGATGTGGAGCTGGTCATCGACGGCGCGCCGATGGTGATGAAGCTGACGCTGGGCGCGCTGGCCGAGCTGGAGGCCGAGCTTGAGGCCGACACGCTGGTGGCGCTGATCGAGCGCTTCGAGAGCGGCCAGGTGCGTGCGCGCGACGTGGTCTCGCTGATTGTGGCGGGGCTGCGCGGCGGCGGCTGGCGGGGCACACGCGCGGATCTTTTGAGCGCCGAGATCGAGGGCGGGCCGCTGGCGGCCACCAAGGCGGCGGGCCTGCTGATCCAGCGGGCCTTTGCGCTGGATGGCTGAGCCGAGAGAGGGGCCAGGATCGGGGCCAGAAACGGGCCTCGATTGGCCCGGCCTGATGCGGGCCGGGCTGAAGGGGCTGGGCCTGCGACCGGCCGAGTTCTAGGCCCTCACCCCGGTCGAGCTGATGGTGATGCTGGGCCGCGAGGGAAGCGGCGCGGCGGGCGCGCTGGGACGCGACGGGCTTGAGGCGCTGCTGGCGCTTTACCCCGACGCCACAAGTGACGGAGAAGAGAATGGATGAAGCGGAGTTCCTGGGCGCGAGCATGGTCTCGCTGGAGACCCAGGCCGAGGACACAGCGCGCAGCATTGGCGCGCTGACCGGCGAGGTGATGCGCAACGGAGACGAGACCGAGCGCTCGTCGGCCAAGTACCGGATCTCGACCGCCCGCCTCAGCAGCCAGCTGGGCCGGGCGTTCGAGAACATCATCCAGGACGGCGCCAAGCTGAGCGACGTCTTGGGGGATCTGGCGCGCTCGATCTCGGAGACGGCCTTCCGGGCGGCGATCCGGCCGGTCACGGACCACATCGCCAGCGGGATCGGTGGGATCATCAACGGCATCATGGGCTTCGCCGATGGCGGCGCCTTCAGCCAGGGCAAGGTGATGCCGTTTGCCAAGGGCGGCGTGGTATCGGGCCCGGTGACCTTCCCGATGCGGGGCGGCATGGGCCTGATGGGAGAGGCGGGGCCCGAGGCGATCATGCCGCTGACGCGCGGCTCGGACGGCAAGCTTGGCGTGCGCGCCGAGGGCGGCGGGGGACGGCCGGTGCAGGTGGTGATGAACATCCAGACGCCGAACGCCGAGAGCTTCCGGCGCAGCCAGAGCCAGATCGCCGCGCAGATGGCGCGCGCGCTGTCACGCGGGCAGCGCAAC